AGGTGAAGCCCACCCCAATGCCGAGGGCGAAGGACTCTTCTGACTTTGAAGTAAAAAAAGGCCGCAGCGGCAACTGGGCTTTATTCAAACCTGGGTCTGATTACCCAGAAAGTAACTGGTTTCTCAGCAAGGCTAAGGCTGCGGAGGAACTAAAGCGCAGGGGTGGTAAAGTTTCTTCTAAGAAGGAGCCTGCCAAAGAGCCCGACATATTTGGGTATCCTTGGGAGTACATACAGGCTATGCAAAGAGGTGATCGTTTAGGCGCAAAGAAGATTTTGCTGAAGCGAAATTCACTGGACTCAGATCTTCAGCCGGTGTAACCCCATGATGACAATGCAGCAAGCCGACTTCATAGGAATGGCCATCAGCATCACCATCGCGCTTGTGCTGCTGGTTTGCGTAGCGCTGGCACGTCGATGAAACCGACGTTCGGCCCCACGCAATCCTTGCAGCGCGCCTATGAGCAAGGTCTTCGCCAGATAACCGGCAGGGTCTTGCTAGCGAAGCGACCGGAGCAAAGTTTCGCGTCCTGGTTACAGGCTCTCATCGAGCGCAGTCGCCAACCCGACATCCAAGCCGCATCGCAGTTGCTTGCTGAGCGGATGGTGAGCCAGGTTTCTGCCAAGAACATGCGCACCTGGCGCGCGGCCGCTGCAAAGTCGCAGCGTAGCGCGATGCTCTACCGCCTGCTACAGCAGGAAATGCAAGGGCCCACGGGTGTAAGAGTCCAGCAGATTGTACGTGAGAACGCAGCGCTCATCAGCAGCCTCTCCATTGAAGCAGCCACAACCTTTACCGAGGAAATTGAGCGCGCGCAGCAGGCTGGGGCCCGCGCGTCGACCATTGACAAGATGGCGCGAAAACGCTTCCCGGAGTTGCTGCGTAGCCGGGTACACTTAATTTCAAGAACGGAAACTGCAAAATGCTCGAGCGCTTTGACCCAGGCCCGCGCCGAGCACCTCAACCTGCCGTGCTACATCTGGCGTACCAGCAAGGACGCGCGCGTACGTGACAGCCATGCCAAGATGGACGGCGTTGTGTGTTTTTGGAACGACCCGCCTTCACCGGAGCTTCTCGCCGGTATTAAGTCAACCCTCGGGCATTACAACTGTGGAGACGCCCCCAACGATCGTTGTTATCCCGAAGTTATACTTACCCTGGATGACATCACGTTCCCGGCCCGTGTCGCTACAAAGGGCCGCATCGTCACGATGGGCAAACAAGAGTTCCGGAAGCTCGCAGGAGGCCTCGAGGAGCTCGAAGCGGCCTAACCCGCGTCAACAGGCTCTCGGACTCTGCACAGGAGGCCTGGGGAGCAAACAACAAGCCTCTAACCCCGTACCAAAGGAGCAATAAAGACACGAAGAAGATCATCGCCTCAATTATCGGCGCCTTGATGGCGTTGACACTTCCCCTTGCAGCTTCGGCCCAGTCACCTACTTACATCGCCCAGTCCGGAATTAGCTTGCTGACATACGCGCCGGCCACCGCTACCTCTGTCACCGGCGCGGTGCTTCACAGGCTGCTTATTTAGCTGACCCTGTTACTAAGGCTGAGTTTGACGCGGTAAGGTGTCGCCCTGATGTTGTGGCTAAGATAGGGGCCTCGCAGAAAGAACTTTGGGCGCAGCCCTGGTATAGAAAGAAGCAGTCAAAAAGCAGAAAAGCTTCGTGGGCGCGCCGTAAAGCGACGCAGACAGTGTGACGGAGGAACCGCATGCCAATGCGGATACGTAGGCGCGCCAAAAGCGCGTCGGTAGCGGAGGACGACGGTCGTCAGGTGCGGTTGAATCCTGGCGACCGTCTGGTCTATCGCGGGCTAGAGATTGATACGTTCGTACTGGACGCCATCCTAGACACTGAGACCCGGCTGCTCTGGGCGTTCGAGGCAGACGGCAAGGGCGGCGTGACTGTGTCGCCGTTTTCAGAGGAGCATTGCATCTGGCTTTCCGCAGATGACGTAGCAACGCCGGAAGAGATTGAGATCTGAGCCGCTCAATGCGCGGCGGTTTGATGAAGTGAACTAGCGCGTTTACTTACGTAGGGAGAACACAATGGCACCTTTGACGTTCAGAAATTCGAAGATTATATACTACGGGCCGCATCCGTGCGAAAATTGCGGCATTGACATTGCGAAGATGGGACGTGAGTGGGGCGGGACGGCGTTTACTTATCCACAAGGTCCAGTCTATCCAAACACAGAATGGATGCCGCATGTTTGCGATCCGTTCGAGGTACGTAACAAGCAGGGCCGAGAAGCTCGTGAGCAGCAGTTGAAGGCGTGGCCGTCGGCGCGCGCTGTGAAGGTCAGGGAGCTTGGCTACGTCATAGCTAGCGGCAATGTGCAAGAGCCTGGCTACGTCATAGCTAGCGGCAATGTGCAAGAGCCTGACAGCCAGTACCTGCACATCATCTCCACGCATTGCTGTTTTCATGAAACTGAGTTGACGGCCTGGTCTGGGGCGCAACGCAGGCAGGACGAGAATCTGCCGACTTGGTGGATGAATATAAACAATGGCAACTCGCAGTCTGTGTTGCCGCTGTAAAGATTGAAATCTGAGGGAAGCATGGACGGCATTCACCCGCGCTTCCCTCAGTTACTATTCGAAGGAAAGAAGCAAGGAGGTCGCATGTCGAAGCGTAGCACCAAGGCCGTCGATGCGGCTCCGGCCATCAGGACCTCCAAGAGCAAGCGAAAAGTTCCCAACCTTATGGAGAAGATGCTCGGGGCGCAGGGGCTGACGTCTGCCTTTGCCTCGGATATGTTTACGAATGCAGCTGCGCGTTCTGGTTGGGGCACTAACTCTTTAGCACAAGGTACGAGTTACGAGCTCATTAGGTTTTCATACTCATATTGGGATTTAATTACGCTGTATCGCAATCATTGGGTAAGCCGTAAGATCGTCGACATCCCGGCCCAAGATTGTGTGAAGGCTTGGCCCAAGCTGACGAGCGACATCGAGCCGAAGGACCTGACAAAGCTCGACCGCGCACTGCGCAAGACGAATACCAAGAACAACATTTTAACGGCAATCACATGGGCCAGACTATTCGGTGGCGCCGGGGCGTTGATGATTATCGACGGCCAGGGCGACCAGCTTGATGAGCCGCTCGACCTGGACAGCGTGGGCATCGGGTCGTTTAAAGGGGTGCTTCCATTCGACCGATGGACCGGGCTGACGCCGGTAGGAGACGTGTGCACGGACATCACCCGGCCGCTCGACTTCAATAAGCCCGAGATGTACGAAGTCCGGACAAAGGGCGGCGGTTCATTCAAAGTGCACAGCAGCCGTCTGCTACGTTTTCTTGGACCTTCTGTACCCGCGCCCGAGGACGGCGCCCAGTCGTACTGGGGTATTTCTGTACTAGAGCCGATCTATGAGGCCATCACCAAGGTAGACAACGCCAGCTTCAACATTCTTAACCTGACATTTCGCGCAAATCTTCTCGGTATTGAATTTCCGCAACTGGAACAGATCCTGTCCGGCGTAGGCGGCACGCAGGAAGCAAACAAGCGCCTAGAGCAACGCCTCTCCGCCGTGAACGCCATGATGTCGAGCCAGAGCTTGATACTTTTACCAAAGGATGGAAAGCTCGAGGCGACGTCGTACACGTTCTCTGGGCTGGCTGAGGTTTACCAACTATTTCAATTGGAACTTTCAGGCGGCAGCGGTATCCCTGTTACACGTCTCTGGGGGCGCACCTACTCGGGCCTCGGTGGCACAGCCAATGAGGGCGATGAGAAGGTGTACGACGAGAAGATTGCCAGCGATCAGGCGACCTACGTCCTGCCTCAACTAGAAAAAATGTATCCAGTTTTGTGTATGTCGGAGTTGGGTGAAGTGCCTGACGATTTAGATTTAATCTGCCCTTCCATCCGAGTCCTGGATGAAAAGGAGAAGGCGGAGTTGGCGAAGGCCACGGCCGACACGCTCGTCGTCTACATGAACGGCGGGATCATGTCGCCGCGAGTTGTAGGCAAGGAAGTCAAACAATCGAGCGGCCTCACCGGCGTCGGCACCAACCTGACCAACGAGGACATTGAGAAGCTTTCCGATAAAGTGCAGGCCGAGGGCGAGATGGGTGAAGGCCTCTTCGGCGAGGGCAAGGGCGGATTGAGCGCCGCCAGCGGGCCTTCCAAGGCCCTCAAGGAGGAAGACAAGGCAGGCAAGGAGAAGTTGCAGGAAGTCCCGGAAGATGAGGACGAGGCTGCAGTCGCGCCGGTCGGCACAGCCCCGGCCATGGACGCGCTGCCTGCAGGGCTGAAGCCAGGTAGCAAGGTTGATGTAAACGGGAAGCAATTGACCGTGCGCAAAGTGACCACCGGCACTCACGACTTGTTCGGTGAGCCGACGGTGCAGGTTGCGTTTACAACGGGCGAGGTGGTTGCGTACTCGGTGCCTGAGAGGGCGGAGGACGCCCAAGTAGATGAAGACGCCAAGGTTGTAGCACAGGTACTCAAGGTAAACGGCAAAACAGCCGCCGTTGCAAAAGTGCGTGAACTTACGACTGGGCAACCTGCATGGGCCGCTGGAGCCTTGTTTGACAAGGCTTTGGCAATTTTGATTCCCGGCAATGACCGCAATGCACGTCTTGCCAGGAATGACTTCATGAGGACCACCGACGCCGATGACGTGACCAAAGCTGCACGGCGCGCCTTGTTGGCTGCCGGCTACGGGCCGCGTGTCCTTGTAGCAAGAAGTTCAAAGGGTGGCCTCGATGTATTTGCCGAGCACGACAGTTCCGAAGCGGTCTCTCGGGATGAAATTCAAAGCATTCTAAAGCGAAATGGACTGCCAGCTGCCGCCACTATCGACTTATCTTCACGGCGTGGAGCCACCGACGTCACGCTGACACCCAGTGATCGGCCTTTGAAGTGGAATGTACTTGTTGACGGTCGGCCCATCGGCACTGTTGCAGAAACCCAAGCGCGCACTGGCCAGAAAATGTATGACGCTACCAGCACTTCTGGCAAGACCTTTCGTGGACGCACGCGGAAGGACGCTGTCGAGCAGCTTGAGAAGGTTCAGGCCACCGACGCCGACGGTTCCAGCACTAAGCACGCCGACATGATGCTGTATCACGCCTTGCCCGTACGCATCGAGACTCCCAAGGGCGGTACGCGGTCAGGCCCCGGCTGGACGCACACGCTGCCCGCGGACTACGGTTTTATCGATATGGGTATCAACGGAGCAGACGGAGATTCCATTGATGCGTACGTCGGACCTGACCCCGAGAGCAGCAACGTCTACGTCATTGACCAGTACAAGCTAGACGGCAAATCCTGGGACGAACACAAAGTGATGCTGGCCTATCCCACACAGGAAGCAGCCGTTGCAGACTATATGGCCGGGCACCACAAGTCCGACCGTGTATTTGCTGCCGTTACCGCCTTCACAATGCCGCATTTTCGCAAGTGGCTCTCTCATCACGATATGACTCAGCCGTGCGATCCTAGTGTAGAGGTCAGGCCATGGGCGTAGCAGTTGGAGGACTAGAGCATCTGCAGAGGGAGTTTGAGCGCGTTCATGACGCTATGCCGCCGCTAGACCGTCGTATCACGGTGCTGGAAGCATGGCAGAGCAGCCACCCCGATACACATCGGCTGGAGGGCATCGCGCTCGGTGTAGCGAAGGAAGCTACCGACAAGCGGCTTGAGAGTATGAACGAACTGCGCCAGCAGATTGACACTGAGCGCGGTACGTTCGTCACTCGTGAACTGTATGACCGTGAGCATCGGCGACTGCTCGATGATATCGCAAGTCTTTCTAAGAGCCGTGACAGCGCGTCTGGCGAAAAAGGCTTGCTAGAGCAGTTCTGGCCGTGGCTATTGGCGTGCCTGACGTTCCTGGCCGGCAAGTACATACTGAGGTAGGAGGCGGCGTGTCCTTAGAAGATCTAACCAACCAGGCCTTCTCACGCGGGGTTCAGAAGGCGGCGCCGCGTCATGAGAATGAAGTCCATGGCGTGTGGTTGATAGAGAGCGCCGAACTTGGGCTGGATCGCCCTTACTGGCTTACTTGTTACCTGGGTGAGCTGACATACAGCGCAGACGCCAATGACGCCATTGGGTTCAGCCGCAGAGAGGACGCCATTCGAATGCTCGATCATAAGTTCTTCCAGTGCACGTCCGTCCGGGTGGTGGAGCACACCTTCGTATGAAGGGCATAGTGCAAAGCCGTACGGGTGAGAATGGTACGTGCTTCCGAGCGTGCCTTGCTACGATTTTAGGGCTGAAAGAGGCGGACGTCCCTGACTTCCCGCAGGCTAACCAGGACCCTGGTGTCAACAGGTTCCTGCGGTCTTTCGGTCTACGCTACGAACAGATTCCGGTCAGTGAGCCGGCGCCGCGCGGCCTGCACACAATCGAAGGCACTTCGCCACGCGGCGGTGAGCATGCGGTCGTAGGACGCGGCGGTAAGATGATCTGGGACCCACATCCGCAAGATTCGACCGGACGAGGTCTGATCAAGAAGAAGACATGGGGAGTTCTTATGCCGATAGATCAAGAAGTGAAGCCGGTAGGGGACGCTCATGAGTTTGTAGTCAAA